ACGCATGCAAAAGGCTTGACATTCACCCAGTTCGAAAAAGATTGCTCATGGTCTCGCCCTGCATTGCTTGATTACATGCTGATATTCCGAAAGCCCGGAGAGCCTGAGAAAATAATCAGAAATGGAGACTTTGAAGGATCGGAAGTCACGAGAAATGAATGGATCGAGATTGCATCCGGTATATTGGGATCTGTTCGTGAGACGTTTACTTTGAACACAATAAAACACGATGGTGATGAGCGGCATGTTTGTCCGCTGCAGCTGGACGCAATCGACATCATTACCAGGCTGTACTCAAATAAAGGGGAAACAGTATATACCCCATTTGGAGGCGTTGGATCAGAAGGATATCAAGCGATATTGAATGATCGATATGCCATCTTGGGAGAATTGAAACCGGAATACTTCAATCAGTTGGTTGAAAATTGCCGAAACGCAGAGAGGGAGCTGTCGATCAAAAAAAATGAATTATTCATTGACCAATAGACAAAATGCGTATACACTATCATAAAAGGAGGAACAGGTGACAATTTTCACATACGGCGATACTGCCGACATCGAGGAAAGGTCGGCAAAGTATGCAGGCCACCAGATCAAGAAGCCGTCGGACCCGTTTGATCTGACCGAAGAGATCCACAGCCTGCTTGACTCGGATGCCGTGCTCATCTGTACTAATGATGATACAGGTGAGTTTCTGAAGGATATCGCACTGAACACCAGGATACGGGTGTTGTGATAACAAGAGAAGGAGAACACATGATCGTAGGAAAACCTGACACAATCGCCAAGGTGAAGAAGCTCCCTACCGGGGACCCGTCGAACCTTGTCAATTTCGATGCAATTGAAAGACTGCCTGAAATGCTTTCTGGCGTGATCACTGAGGTGAGATACACCAAGGATGACTGGGAGGATGTCGGATCTGGCAATTTCATGCCGTCGCCAGGGCTCGTGAACAAGATTTGCGAGGCCCGGGGGATATTCGGGACGGATGGAGGAACGTCCGAACCAATAACGATGGAGGTCGATTGGAACCGCCTTTGCTGCAAATTCGATGACGGGCCGAAGATGGTCAAAATGGTTGTCGGATACGTGGCAAAGAAAACCGGCAAGGTAATGACCGAGGACGGGTCATTCCGGACAAGCGACGAGTGCGTCGTGTCGTACAACGCATGGGAGCGCCTGTGTGCTGATGCGTGGGGCAAGGAGGAAGCTGCAACGGATTACTACAGCCCGAGCATCGTGAAGGTTGATCAGTCTGGATCCAAGTATTACGAGTCAACATGGAATGGCAAGGTATCGAAAAGATACCTGAAGTACGACACCCGGGCAAAGCGCCAGCAGTCACTCGATGCCGAGTTGAAATTTGCACAGCGCAAGGCCGACACGAAAGCCCGAAATGTGGTCATCCGCGTGATCACTGGCATGGACACCGGCTATAGCGAGGAAGCCCTGAAAGAGGGAGTATTCTACTTCCACCGCATCCAGAAATCGGAATTTGCCATCAAGATGGAGCAGGCCGCCCGCATGCAGCGCCTGGCAAGCCCGGATTATGACCCGACACGTGAGCCGTCATCACTGCTGTACGCCCCTGCTGCCGAGAAGGTTGCACCTCGCACCGAGCCTACTGCACCCGCGCAGACCGCCGAACCTGTTCAGCCGACAGCGACCGCGCAGACCGCGCCCGAACTGGTAGCAGAACCATCCGCAATAGTTGAGAATGTAGACCAAAGACTTGAGATGATCCGGATCCTGTCTGCCTATAAGGATGTAAAAGCCATCCCCGACGGCGACGAGGAAAAAGTCAATGCCGTTCTGCTCTGGCTTGGTGAAACCCTGGAACCTGAAAAAAATGAGGTGTACTGGAAGAAGGCAATGGCCGTACTATCCAAGGTTGAAAGCGCAATCCCTGAAAATATGCGCATAAAAGGAGATTTGATCAGATGCTAAACCAGATTGTTCTATCCGGGCACATAGTAAAAGGTGCCACGCTGAAAGATTCTGCAACCGTGCAATTTTGCATCGACACCGAGCCCTCATACTTCATTGAGGCGCCGGTGCGCGAGATCGAGCAGCTGTATGCTGGCCGGGAAGTTATTGTTGTAGGTCGCCTCCTTCCTGGGTGTGTGATCGCGGCGGATGTCATCAGGCCGGACGAAAGCCTGCAGGAAGGAAGAAGATTCCAGATTGTGACAAAGGGAGCCCCTCATGCCTGAAAACAAAACATCATACGCCACAAATTGCTTCAATTGCGCATACCTCAAAGACCGGTCGGTTCCGGTCAGTCGAGGGAATGGTTTCATCACCCTGGAAGATCAAAGGTACTGCTCGAAGGTGAAAGAATCGGATTTCATCCGGTTTATGGAGGCGACATGCTCCGGCGGTGACATGCGCTGCAAAGAAAGCTTGATGGATTTTTGAAATGAAATACCTCTCTGTTTGCAGCGGTATCGAGGCGGCAACAGTTGCATGGGAGCCTATCGGATTTACTCCGGTAGGCTTTTCTGAAATAGAGCAATTTCCATCAGCGGTTCTTGCTCACAGATTCCCAGCAGTTAAAAACTATGGGGATATGACAAAATACAAGGAATGGAACGATGTCGGAAAATTTGACATTCTGGTCGGAGGAACACCTTGCCAGTCTTTCTCAATCGCAGGACTTAGGAAAGGACTTGATGACCCGCGCGGAAATCTCATGCTCACATACGGAGCTATTGCAGATTATTTCAAGCCAACCTGGATTGTCTGGGAAAACGTCCCCGGCGTGTTGTCATCAAACAAGGGACGGGATTTTGGAACCTTCCTCGGGATGTTGGGACAACTCGGGTATGGGTTCGCCTATAGGGTTCTTGACGCTCAATACTTCGGAGTTCCCCAACGGCGGCGGCGCGTCTTCGTTGTCGGATATCTTGGAGATTGGCGAATTGCCTCGAAAGTTCTTTTTGACACCGACTGCATGCGCGGGAATCCTCCGCCGAGCAAAGAAAAGGGGGAAGGAGTTGCCGGAACAATTAGCGCGCGCCCTACGGCAGGCGACGGACTTGGAACAGACTTCGAATTAGCAGGAGGGCTGCAGGTGGATAGGGCAATGTGTTTTGAACAAAGAAGCCCTGACGGATGCGCAAGATTGACCGGCGACATTTCGCCAACATTGACACGTATGGGAGGGGTACAGCTGGAACCGTGTATATGTCTTATGGATCAAGGCGGAAGTATTATGAATGTAGAGTATGATATTTCAGGCACTCTTCGCCGGGAAACAAGAGGGCATGAACCAATAATCATGTCAACCGGTCAAGCAAATGCAGAAATTACAACTAACCACGCCCCGGCGTTGAATTGTAATCATGAGGCTCCAATCCTTGCACATACAACAGGTGCTGGTTTTTGGCAGCATGGACCGGGCACACTAAGGGGAAGAGAGCAAGACAGTCATGAGAATCTTGTTATTTCTTCATCTGTCCGAAGACTTACGCCCCGAGAATGTGAAAGACTGCAGGGGTTTCCTGATGACTGGACAATGATACCCTGGCGCGGAAAGCCTGCAAAATCTTGCCCGGACGGCCCAAGATATAAAGCATGCGGAAATTCAATGGCCGTCCCGGTGATGCGGTGGATTGGTGAAAGGATAAAAAACATATCTTGACATCCCGCCAATGTGCGTATACACTGATATCAAGGAGTAAATCATGGTGAAATACCTATCATGTCCCGACCTGCACCGCTCGCCGGTCTGGTCGGATGTATCGCGGAAAATCGAAGCCGCGATATTGAAAGCCGCCGTCGGCATGGACTTTGTTCTCATGCCCGGCGATTACTGGGACGCCCCAGTCTATGCATCCGATAAAGGTGGCATAAATGAGGCGATCGATTTTTTTCTATCCCTGTCCGCCATCTGCCCCGTGTACGCCATCGAGGGCACCCCGTCGCACGACGCCCCCGGATCATACGGCCCGTTGCCCGGCGTGACAATCGTCCGTGCTGGCGAGATGTACAACAATGGCAAAGCCCTGATCTTCGGCATCCCTGAGCCCGGTAAGTCATACCTGCAGGCCGGAATCAAAGAAACAAGCGCTGAGCGCGTCAATGCCATGGTGACCGAGATTATCGGACACATCATCACGGACCAAATCGCCCCGAAGCGCGCCATGCATCCGGATCTTCCGGCAATTGGTATGTATCACGGCAATGTATCTGACGCGATGGATCGGGCAGCAGAAACCGATGTGATACTGAAAGCATCCGATATCGTCATCAAGACCGATACCCTCGCGCTTGCCGGCCTCACCCGCTGGGAGTTGGGTCACATCCACACCCCGTGGGAATCCAAGAAGATCAGCGCCGGATATGCCGGATATGCCGGGATTGACCGCAACCCATGGGGGAAAACCGGTTTTATCCCTGCGATGAATATGGTGACGATCAGTGATGACGGGTCCCAGGTCATCGAGCGCGTTCCCTATGGTACCCCGATGAGGGTGAAGATCACATCACCCCTGGATGAGTATGACCCATCGGTCGCATACTGGCTGGTATCAAAAAATATCGGCGAGTGCCTTCCAGATGGTCTTCACCCATGGTCGCGCACGACATACGATGAGGAATCGACCGTATCGCGCCGCGTATCTGCAAAAGAGATCGAGGAATCAAAATCCCTGACCGATCTTGCGAAACTGTTCAACCCAAACATCACCGAAGAGGTACTTTCCTGCTTCCGCGAGCTTGAGGACAAAGTCAAGCGGTCAGTCACCAATGCTCTTGATACCCGCGTCACATGGGTGAGAATAAAGGGCGCTGATTTCTGGAAAGGTCGAACTGCCGAATTTTCCATATCGGAATTGGATGACGGCCTGACTCAAATCTCGGGCGGCAATGGTTCGGGTAAATCATCAATATCGTCCTTCTGCAGCCCATACCCCTGCGTTATCGGCAAAGACACCGAGTCCGGCAGACTGTCGGCGATCAAAGATTTTTTCTCGTCCGAGGAATCATCGATCGAAAAAACCGTCATCCTGAACGGCGTCAAGCATGACCACCTGATCACCATCAAAGGGGCGCATACAAAGAACCCGAAGACCGAATGCTATCTGACCATCGACGGCCAGCCGGCACTTGAGAAGGCAACCTTCGACGAGATGATGGCCAAGTGCGAGCAGTTGTACGGCCCGCTGTCCGATTACATGATGACATCATTCTACGTCCAACCCCTGCAAGGCAAGGCTGAATCCGGGCTGATGACGGCATCCATGACAACAATCCGCGATCTCGTTCAGAACATAGCCGGGATCGATTACAGCAGACAGAAAGATTACGCCCTGGCGAAATTCCGAGAACTGGAAAAAGCCGTAACCGCGGAAGAACTGAAAATCCAGACCGAAAGAAACCTGATCGGCGATCCCGAGCGGCTTGAATCACAGATTGCAGACAACATGAACATCATATCGGTGTCCCGCGATAGCCTGAAGACTGCCGAGGTAACGCGAAATGCGGCCAAGGAAACGCGCGACGCGCAGAAGATGAAGAAAGACACCATGGATGAGCGCCGAACGCGAAAGAAGGCCATTCTCGAAAAGATCGCAGGCATACAGGCCGGTATTGCTGATGATGAAAAGAAAGCAGCAGGACTCAAAGATGTTATTGAGAAGGCCCCGCTGTGCAGATTTTCGCTCGCCAAAGATGCCGATGTCAAAAAAGAATACTCCCGGGCGCTGGCTCAATCGGTAGAGGTCGAGAAAAGAAACAACGGCATCAAACTTGCACAGGCAGAAAGGGATGCCAGGGTCAAGGAAATCGATGCAAAGATCAGGGAAATATCGGTAAAAAACGAGACCGATTACCGCGATCAGATGGGCGCATGGGAGAGGGCAAAAACTGAAACGGATGCTATCGCCCAAGCAAACGCATCCATCACCCGGGAAATTGAACTGATCAAGAAGCCCTGCGTCAATTGTGGATACCTTGACCCGGGAATTCTGGATAAGATCAGCGCCCTTGAATCCCGGATGAAAGATGTTCCCGCCCTGCCGCCCGCACCGGTCCGGATGCCGGACGATATCCCGGGTGAGTTGACAGAAAGAAAAGCAGAGCTTCTTTTCATGCAGTTCACCCCGGAGGAATTCACCCTGCCACCCAGTGGTCTGACTGGTGATGAGATCGCATCTTTGAATGCCATCATCACATCAGCTGACAAGGCTGACGCCGAGCGGGATGTCATCGTGACAAAGATCATCCCTGGCAAAAAATCCGACATCGCATCCCTGCAGACCGAAGCCGACGGGATATCATTCGAAGATATCGACATTACATTGTCCGAGAAAGCCCTGGCGGATGCCGAAAATGTCATCGCCGGTCTGAATGAAGAGATCACGCGATGCCAGACAACAATCAAGCATCTGAGGGACAATATCGACGAGATCAAAGAAAAGGAGGTCCAGCTGCAGGCGCGCGAGATCGAACTGGAAAAGCTGCGCGTCAAGATGAATGCATGGAAAGAGACTGACACCATGATGTCGCCGTCAAAAATTCCGGCAATGGAGCTTGAAAGCGTGCTTGACAACATCGATGCCGAGGCAACGCGGAATATCGAGCCGTACCGGTCGGGAATTTATCTTTTCAAAACACTGACACAAAAAGGAGGAGTTGACAAATTCGATATAATTGTCCACGATGCAACAACCGGAGCGGAAAAATCATTCCTGAAGTATTCGGTCGGCGAGAAAAGCATGCTGAATGACGCATACACCAAAGCCCTGACGCATATCAGGTCATGCCGGATGCGCACAACATACTCGCCGATCATACTGGATGAGGCCGACAGCTTTGTTGACATCCCATCTATCCCGGAATACTACGCTATCCAGAAAAGCTACTACATGGGCAAAGACGTGAAGGTGTTGGTTGTCAGCCATTCACCTGATGCGGGAAATTACATCCAAAACAAAATTGACATGAAGGAGATCGTATGCCAATAAACAGTATCCAGATCGAAGGCAATTTGACAAAAGACCCCGAAATGAGGCCAGCCGGCGGAAAAACCGTGTTTCATCTCAGCATCGCCCACAACCGCAAGAAGAAAGAAGGGGACAATTATGTTGACCTTCCGCCGGAATTCTTTGATGTGGAATTCTGGCCGAACGACCCAACATACTGGATCAAGCGCCTTGGGAAAGGTGCATCCGTGGTGGTTTTTGGCCGAATACAGCAGGACCGCTGGGAGAAAGATGGCGTCCAGCATTCACGGGTGAAAATCGTCGCCGAATCATTCGCTGCAAAATGGCTTCCCGAGGTGCAGTCATCCAGTTCGGCACCGGCGCCCTCACGCGCAGAGGATGTCCCGCCGGACGATAATTGCCCGTTCTGATTGCTTGACATTTCGGATCGGTGGGGTGATAATACTCCACCGATATTTTTAAAAGGAGAATCAGGTGAAAGAAATTCCTTGGAGAAAGACGGTATCTGTTTCTGATACCGAGGGCGCATTTACGGCATATGTATACTTTGGTTATGTAAAACTCGTCCTGTCAACTCGCCAGCACGCGACCATGAAGCGGAAGTATTATGATCCGAACGGCAGGACGCTCAAGAACGAGGCCGCCGTACTGAGGGCGATCAACAAAAAAATATCATGACGATATACGAACGCGCGAAATCGATTGCACTGGCCCAAGTGCAAGCATGGCTACCCGGCGGATACGTTGAGGGCGGTCAATGGGTCGTAAAAAATCCAACAAGGCACGACAGGCGGGCTGGGTCATTCAAGATCAACCTGACAACCGGCGCATGGAATGACTATGCAGATGACGATGCCGTCGGCAGTGATGCCATAAGCCTGTACGGATACCTGAATGGTCTATCGAACTATGACGCGGCAAATGAAATCCTGGCAAGATACGATCCTTCATATTTTCCCGGGAAAGATGATATCAAGAAATCCGACACATGGCACCAATTGACCCGATCACACCGGGATGCACCGGATCTGCCCCCGCAGCGCGGCGAGGTCATGCGATGGCCCCTTGAAATCAAATGCGGTCAATCATGGCGTGTTGTCATGTGGATCATTCGGTTTGTGCATAGCGACGGGAAAAAGCTTGATCTCCCGATGACGCTATGGACTGACGGCAAGGTCTATGACTGGCGAAAAAAAGCCCTGCATGGAGTCAAGTACCCCCTGTATGGTCTGCGTGGCCTGATCGAAAGACCCAACGCCCGCGTGGTGCTGTACGAGGGCCAGAAGTGCCCGTCGGTCGTTCAGCCAGTACTTGGTGATGACTGGGTTGCTGTAGGCTGGTATGGCGGGGCGGGAAATACGCACCTGACTGACTGGGATCCGCTCATCGGGCGCGAGGTATGGTTATCATTCGACGCTGATGGCGCGGGACGGAAGGCAATCAAAACGATACTTGATACCCACATGGTCAAGGCTCACATGGTATACCCGCCCCCGGGCGTGGCCACCGGATGGGACCATGCCGACGCTGTGACATTCGATGGATGGGGCAAGACCGAGCTTGAGACGGTGATACTTGCCGACACATCACCCGCGGTGCAGGTAACAGCGGCGCCGGAGAACCGCCCACAACGCCTTGAGGTTGAAGTATCCCAGGAATGGCGGGAATATGTTCTGGATAATATCTACATCGAGACGCAAGACAAAAAGGGTGATGTCAAATACGTCACGCGTCCGGACTGGTTTTTCTGGATATGCCAAGAGGATCAGCCGATCAGGAATTCAATCAAGTATGACTACACGACCGGGACCAAGGCGACGGCATACGATTCTACGGATATATACGACGCAAACCTTGAATTTAGGCTCCGGAACCTCGGCATACCGGCAAACCTGATCACCAAGTCAGTCAAGGAAAGGATGTGCGGCGAAATACTCCGGATGAATTCATCATTCAACCGTGTGGCCGATTACATCGACACCCTGATAATCCAGCACCCGGACACGACCGATAGCGTTCTGGATGAATTCATGTCCGTCCTGCAGTTCCGAGCGGATAAGAATAAAAACGAATCGGCGGACGCATACGAGGCAAGGTTCACGAAAGTCGAGCGGCATTACCGGGAATTGTTCGACAAATTCTTCCTCCGCATGCACGGCAGGATAAAAGGCACCAGGAAGGATGAAAACGGGGAATTCATGGGACTTCTTGAAAATGATATCGTTCCCATTCTCGAAGGCCCGCAGGAGATCGGAAAAACAACCCTTTGCCGCTGGCTTGCCTGTGATGATGAATTGTATATCGACCTCGGGTCCGGACTGAAGCAAGGCTTCGGGTCAGCCGAAACGGTAAAGAAAATCCGGGGGCGACTGATAGCTGAAATCGGTGAAATGAAGATCATGAAGAATTCCGATGCCGTCGAAACCATCAAATCCTTCATATCCATGAAATCGGCAACTGTTGACATCAAGTATGTTGAAAATCAAAGGGATATACCGATGACCGCCAGCTTCATCGGTACGTCGAACCCGGAGCAGTATCTATCTGATGATACCGGCAACCGCCGGTTCTGGCCGGTAAAATTGCAGGGAATTGATAAGGATCTGATCGCCAAGAATCACGACCTGCCGATGCGACTGCATGCACACTATCAGAAAAAAGCCCTGTCTATGACCAAGCAGGAAATCTACGCTGCATGCCTGCCATCGAAAGAGCTTCGGGACTTCATCGAGATACTGCGCCGCGACGCCCTGATCACATACAGTGACTATGAGGTGTGTCTGCGAATAATCAAGCAATGGAAAGAGGACAACCCGCTGGGCGGAACATACGGACAGGCAGAACTTGAAAAGGCGGCGCTCGGCCTCGGCTACCCATCGCGCATATCACAGCGGTCATTCAAGCAGGCCATGAAGGACACGGGATTCTATCAAGAGCGGATATACGACGCGAATGTCGGGCGGGCAATCCTGACCTGGTGCTGGCCAAAAAAAGATGATGAAATTCCATTTTGATATTGACAATCCGCCATTGTGCGTATAATATGGATGGAGAAGGAGAAAAGGGATGAAAGAAATTGAAAGTATGCGAGATTTATTTTACAGGGCCCACTGCGCAACAAGCTTCTCGCCAGACGCAAGAGCAAAATCATGCGTAGATGATTTTTCCATGGAATTACAAGCAGATCTTTTGGAGCTTGGCGGAAGTGATTCGTATAAAGCAAAGTATCTTGCTCATTTAAGCAAATGGGCTTCAAGAAAATCAAGATGCATGTCCTCTATGATAACAGGCCCTGCAAATTTTCCATTTCGCTCAAACGAAAAACACATGAACAGCGAAAGAAATGCATGGGAAGAATTTCGAGCATGGCGTGAAAGGTATATAAAAAGAGCCAATTCCGAAAAGACAAAAAGCCCAGAAGAGGATCTTGATATTGCTCTTGCCGATCTCGATAAAGCCAGAATCGAACATGATAAAATGATCCGTATAAATAAAATCATCAGGATGAAAATTTCCACAGAGGAAAAAATAGAAAAACTTTCATCTGAAATAGGATTGCAAGAGCGCACAATAAATAATGTATTGTCAGAAGGGATACCTGGATTTACTTTGACAAACCATAATGCAAAATTAAAAAGGCTTGAAGAAAAAATATTAACGATGAAAAGCAGAATCGAGCGAAAGCAGACGTTTGAAAAAATAGTTTTTTCAGATGGTAGTATAGATATTGAAAATGATCGAGTTGTAATCAGGCATGATCAAAAGCCAGAAAAAGATATTATCGACAGATTAAAGCAAAACGGCTTCCGCTGGTCACCCCACTGGTCTTGCTGGTGCAGAAAGCATACTGCCGCCGCTCTTGCAGCAGCTAAAAATATATGCTTGATATCAAAGGAGTCAAACTCATGAAAAAACAAATTGACATGACCGGTGATTTTCGAATATCTGTCGATGAAAATGGAAACAGCATCATCGATTTTTCCGGAAAGCTTGTGGACTTGTCGCCAATAAGTGTCTGGAAGGCGAAAAGAAAGCGAATGTTTTATGCTCTTGCAAGACTGTTCCATCGGCAATCAAAATATCTACCCATGAAATGCAGCTTGGCATCCAGCATCGAAGATGGTGAGGTGATAAACCTTTTCCGAGGCCTGAAAAACAATGAGTCATTACAGCGCGACGTATCCGCGCAGGTAAAGTACGACACAAGGGATATGAAGAAAGGAGAATCAAATGAGTAACAAGCCGCTCGCGTTCAATAAACGCGACATCGTAACCCTGCAGTCGGACAATTACCATCCGACATTTTTCAGGGCCCAGGAATTGGTCATCATGAGCGTTCGGCCGGAATCGGACCTGCCGTTCAAGTGCTGCAATGTTCATGGGCAGGTATCTTTTTTCGCAGAGGATGACCTGCGGATACGCATGTACCCGACGCCAAGCATCGAGGAAGTCGCCCGGAGTGTGAAGTGAGAGTCTACATATCAGGACCCATCACCGGGAAGCCAAATTTGAACAAAGATGCATTTCAATACACCGAAAGGAAGCTAATGTTCTGCGGGTATAAAACAGTAAATCCGCATACTATATGCTTCGGTGTGCAACCCGGGTCACCGTGGACTGATTACATGCGCGTATGCATTGAGCATCTGGCGCGGTGTGAAGCAATATACATGCTCCCGGGCTGGATGTTCTCCCGGGGCGCTGTTGTCGAATGGATGATCGCCAAGATTCTTGGCATCAAAATATTAAGGAGTGACCCATGGTTCGTAAAATGATTTCTTTGATGATCTTTGCCGTAATCCTGTGCATCTCGGCATCGATCATATGGCGCGAGCCAGATACCGGCAGGATAACTGACATCACCATGTCATCATCAAACCCGGCGCAGTTCTATTTCTATGTCAACGGCGCCCGCGTCCCGGTTTCCGCCATCACTGCCGGTCAGCATGATATCGGCGATGAGGTAACCGTACTGATCCCGGTCAATGCCAGGCACCCGCAATGGTGGATCCTTGACCCTCTTTTCACCATACTGACATGCATATCGGCATCAGGCATGCTTCTTGTCATTGCACTTTTGATGATGGACGCACGGAGGCTGTATGAGTGCAAAAATTGAGAAGAAGATCCGAAAGGTTGTCCATAAAAATGAAATTTCAATGTTCCGGAAAATAATCACGGAAGCATGCAAGATGCCATTCAAAGACAGGTGGAATATCGCATGGACCATATTATTCGGGCTGAAAGAAACCAAGAAATAATATCGATAGCCGAAAAATGGCTTGTCTATGCCAAGGAACAAAACATGCCGACGGTTAAATTCGTTCGCCTTCTGTGGCTTGCAGAGGGCGAGCCGTTCACCCGCGAGCAAATTGCTGATCTATTGGAATTTGCCTTCGGCATGGACACTACAAAAACAAGCGTA